AGCTTGGTCGTATTCTAGTTCTTCTGGGCTTTCTTGTGCCACGATACTACCTCCTTTGCTGATTTTATTTTTTTCATCAATATCTTTTGTAGTGCTGATATTGTTTTGATCAGGGTATCTATTAATAGTACCCTGAGAATTAATTGTTTTTGATGGGGAATCTAGTGTTCCGTTTGGACCATGATTTGGACCTGGAGCATCATCTTTTTGTAAGTAGCCATCAACTACCTTTTGAATAGAGTCAGATTTTTCTGTGTCCGACTTTTCAACCCAACCAATGGTTTCCATCGAATCTCCGCAAATGCTGCAATCTTTTGTTTCGTTCGCAGCAGATGTAGCAACCTGATCTGTTCCGCACCAAAATACATTTTCTGTTTCAATTTCTGTTGCCATTCCTTTAAAAATTAAGCTGTCTCCAGTTTTTTGAATAGAAAAAATGTTTGCAAGTGGATTTGCAGGATTATCAACAAGGCTTAGTTCATGTAAATCATAATCTTTAATTACTCTACGCTCTTCATCTGCATCGGATGCTCCTTTTTCCATTGAAGCCTCTACGATATTTCCACCAATTGAAAATCCAGTAAGGGTGCCATCTAATACTTTTTCCCAAGTATCCTGAGCACCCTTTGAAACATAAACATTGACATAAACACCCTTATAGGTATTTCCTGATTGTGAGTCGAAGTAATCTTCTTCGTTAAAAGAGAGGACTTTTCCAACAGCAATTGGCTGATGCATTTCTCTAATATTTCCACGAAATCTTTCAAATGCTCGCTTGCTGGCATCAGGCTCTACAATGTCCCCATGCTTATCTGGATTATTTAATGTAGCGAATCCTGATACTGTGCGCTTCTCTTTATCTACTTTGGCAAAGGGAAACGCAAGACTCATCTTGTGTTCGCCATTTGACCATGTAGCTTTTTCAATATTCATATTAATTAAATAATACCAAGATTGTAAACTAATACAAAATTTATGGTATTATATGCTCCTATTTATTTTTGGGTTCTTCCCTCGCCCTTTGGGTTTCTTGCTTCGCCTTGCGTATCTGTTGCATTAATTTTACGCTGCTGATCTCTTTGTCTTGTGCCATTTTCTTGAGTTTTTGTTTCTGCTGCATCTTTTGCACCAATTACTAGTGGCTCATCCCCACCCTTTCTTGGTGGAAGACCCTTGCGAAGTCTAACATCGTTAGGAACAATAACCTGGTCCTTAAGATAAACATCATCAATTCTTGCTTGCATTTCTTCATCTGTAAGAGTAAGTTCATTAAATCTAATTGTAAAAGCATCAGTCATTTCACTAATTAATTTATTAAGCTTGTACTCAAAGTAGTCCTGTTGTGGTCGACAAACCTGCTCTTTAAATGTTTTGTCTGCATCTCTTGCTCCCGCCAAAGATGTTCCTTGCGGAGTACCTAATTTGCTAATTGGGACACGGTGAGCCAAAAGAATACGATCACGACTTTCAATTGCGTATTCCTTAAATGAAGAATCCTGAATACCTGCTTCAATTGGCTCCATATTAAATTCTACACGAGCATTTTCTCCATCAGATGGGAGCGGGATGTAAAGGGTTCTATGATTTCTTCCACGAAGCCCAGTTTGGAAAAACTCCAAAAGCTTTCTCTCAGAATCTGGATTAAGTTTTGCTCCCTTTACTGTAATAATATAGCGTGGAACAGCCTTATTCTCAAAGTAATCTAAATTAAATCTTTGAGCAAATTCATCACCAGCGATAGCGTTTTTTGCGGAAATAACATCTGGGACACCATAGTATGTGTTGGTTGGAGTATATTTTTTAAAATGAATTACTTCATTTGGTCGTGGGTCTGTACCAATTTGATCTTCTGTTGTTGTGTCCCCATAATTTCTAAAAAATGTATAACGGTTATAAACAACCTGAACAAAGCCATCTCTGTGACGGCGAACACGCATTGTGATAGATGGAATATGACCAATGTATCCAATTTTGCCAGAAGAAGTTCTACCAATTTCTAAATAAGAATTTCCAGTAACTTCTAAATCTGTGCAAACCTTTTTCATTGTTTCAAGGAAGCCATCATCAGAATTCATGCTTTCCAGATATTGTCTAAGATCTTGTTTTCCACGAGAAATCTTTCTGCGTAACTTGTCTAGTTTATCTTCATCCTGAAGAACATCTTCTACCTTATCCAAAGTTCTTTGAGTTTCTTCAAAGTCGTAACCAAGTCCAATAATATTTGCAGTCTTGGCTTCAACTGCTGCGTGATGAAATGGGGAAAGGTCAAAGAGTTGTGACAGATACATAACATTGTATGGTGGCTGCACAATCATAAATAAAGAATAGCCTGTTAGGTCAAGTGGGTCAAGCTTTTTTGACTTTGCTCCATCAATTCCAGTAAATGATTTTTCTAAACGATTTGCTCTACGCTTAAAATTTTCATTAAGTCCTTCTACCTTTTTTAAATCATCCCAGCTTTTTGAAAAAGGGTCTTCAAATTCTAATTCTTGAACTCTAGGGGAATAATCTCTATCTGTTCTAATTTGAACAAAATTTGAATCATCATCGTCATCTACTGGCACTAAACTTGTCATTATTTATAAAGCCCTAATTTTCTTTTTTGCTGGATATCTTCTTTGATGGCGGGAACATCAAGTTCGTCTGGAACGAGTCCCACTTCCATTCTTTGTCTCTGCAATTCATATTCTTCTTCGGTTACTCTTCTATGTGCAGAAAACCAAACTGGCTTTCCTGCTTCAAGTCCATAAGATTTTGCAGCATCTTTAAGTCTTTTAATTCTTACAATATCGCCTTTCATTGCAGCGACATTTAAATAATTTCTATCTTCATCCATAACCAAAGATCCATCTGGCATTTCCCAAAGATATAAGCCATAGCTGACTTCATCAATTTCTGTTACTTTCATTCTACTCATGAATAAATTTTACCATTATTGCTAATGAAAACGAAATTATTGAACATATATTAACCAATTTTTGTTATGACAAACTTATCTGTTGATGAACTAGATACCACTTTTGTTGTATTGTTATCTATAATTTTTGTGGGAACTTTTCCAATAAATTGATTATATCTTGAAAGTATATTACTTGATGTTGGGGCAGAGTTCCAAAACTGAAGATATCCAAATGTAGATTTATTAGAATTTGAAGGAACTACTGTGTTGTTTCCATTTAAGTATAAGTTGGAATTATTAGATGCTGATAAAACAAGTGCTACATGATAAAGTTCATTTGTTGATGCTCCATAAGTATTGTCAGATACTGATGCACCATTTATGTAAAGTGTCCCGCCCAAAGATTGAAATTTGGATGATGCGCTAATCCAAATTGCGGGACTTGGCAAAGAGCTGCTGGTATTATTCAAAATATAAGAATTTCCTAATTTTGATGAAGATAAGTTTGAGTCACCATTCCAAGAAATAAAGCTAGAGTCAATATATTGATTTGCGGAACCTGATTGCTCAAGCATAACCCCATCAATTAAGAACCTTTGTCCAGCAATAGCACTTGCTGTAGGATTTGCATTGTTGCAAACAAAAAGTTTTAAGAATTTTGTTGATGCTGATGTAGTAAAAGTATTTACAACTCTAGTCCATTGAGAACTACTTCCTTCAACATATGAATTAAGGCTTGCTGATGCTTCTAGCATAACCCCATCTATATATAAATTTGAGTTTAATTTAACTCCATCTGGTTCAAAGCCAATACTCCATCTGGCACTAGCATATAATTGATTTACTGTTTTGGAAACCCTTGTCCAAGTTGCAGCAGGAATAGTAAAAAGACTTCCTCCATCATATAGAGCACCGCCATTATCTCTAAAAATAATTCTCATACTTGCTGTTGTTGGTGAATAAACATATGCACTAAAAGTATATGATCCCGTACCAGATCCTACATCCACATTTGCAAAAGCGTAGCATACAGAAGATGTTGATGATGATCCAATTGAAAGATTTAAACTATTGTTTCCAAAATAAGAATATGCCGATGAAGTTTGAATACTAGCTGATACATTAGACCTAGTAAGTGCCCAGCCAGAACTTCCGCTTTCAAATGACGGATTTGCAATAAGATTTCCAGTATAAACATATCTAACATTGTTTTGATTATATTGGAAACCGATAGTTGATGCAGAATTTTTATCATGGACAATATTTCCCAAAAATATGCTATTTGTTCCTGGTGCGGGCTTAACATAATATGAAAAAGTGTATGTTGTTGATGGATTTGCTGGGATATCGCTGCCTACCACCACGCCTGAATAAAATCTTGCAGCTTGTGTAACCTGTAAAGAATTTAATCCAAATAGTGAATCGTATGATGCTGATGTAATTGAAGCAGTATCATTTCCGCTCCATCCAGTGCTACCACTTTCAAATGATGGATTTGTAACAAAATTTCCAGCATAAGTTCCGTCAAAATAGGTTCCAACACTTGAAGATAATTCTAGCATAACTGCATCTACATAAAAAGACTTTCCATTCCCTGAGTCAGATGCGGAATAAATTGGCATTGTTGAAAGAACTCCAGGATAAAGTTTTGTTGCTCCAACTGGAGCACTTGCGGTAACAGAAGCTCTTGTCCACGCAGAAGATGAAATACTTGTACTACTGGTTGTTATTCCCAAATAATTATTGGCAGATCCATACCAAATTAAAACTCCATTAACGGGAGAGCCAGTATTAACATCTTTTACATAGCCTGAAAAAGTATATGTTTTTCCACTTTCAACTACAAATGGTTGATAAGAAGTGTCAACCGAGACAAATCCAGGGTATCCTGGAGAAACTATATAACTTGCTGTGACAAGAAGGGATGATGCTCCCAAAAAACTTGTTGAAGATGTTATTGTTAAAAAGCTGGTTTGTTCAAAAAATCCACTATAATTTTCAAAGGAGGGATTTTGAATAAGATTTGTTCTATATGAATCTATGGAATCTGGTCTGTACCAAAATTCAACTGCGCTGTAATTTGTTGATGCAGGAACATTAATTAATCCATATCCCTGAACTTTGTTATCATCCCCCGTAAACTTCATCCCGAAGTTATTTGAACGGGAAAAGATAGAATTCTCTTCTGTAGAAACAGTAAAGTTTGCATATGTTCCAGAAGAACTTGTTAGCTTGTAATAGTCAAGATCCGAGTGTAGATAAAGATCTGTATAAACATTCCAAGAAATTTCGTTAAAGGATTGATATTTTGTATCTAAAGGGTAGTCTGTATTTAAAACAACTTTAACCATAATATTTTGTGCTGTTGATTCAGTATCGTATCTTGTTGCCGTTTCATTTCTTTTAACTGGATAAAATGTTGAACCACTATCTGTAGAGATATAAACAAGGCAATTATCCATGCCCCGCCAATCAAATGAAACTCCATCTACATAATAATTTTGAATATTTGCTGATGGAATATTGTATGTCCAGTTACCTGTCTGACTCAAAATAAATGGATAAGATGAATTTGTTAATTTAGCCATAAAAGTAGATGTGTTGGCAAAATCAAATGTAGCAAAGGATGTTGGAGCTAAATCTGTAATTCCAAAATTTTTAATCTTTGAATAAAAAGTTTTTAGACTATGATAAGAATTTCCAACTGTAACAAGTGCTTGCCTGTCCATAGAAAGCGGGAAGTATGTTGGGCTGGAAGATGTTAAAAATACTGTTGAGCTTGATCCATTTTCACTTGTATAGAAAACAATACTAGAACTATTAAATAACACCCCGATGTTTGCTGATGTTGCTGATGCACCTGCATTGTGATTAATTAGTGTTGTTGTTGCATCTTGGTAAGGATCATATAATCTAACATAATACCTGCTACTGCTAGATGCGTAATCATACTCAAGATAGAGATATTTTCCATCTACGTTGCTTATGCTAAAAATATATTCATTTAATGCAGTTGTTCTAAAAACTTGAGCACTAAATACTGTTGAATTTTGTAAATTAAAGTAAATTGGCATGCTGTAAATATCTAATCCCGCCGATCCAGAAATAGATAACCCAGATGAACTATTTGTAGAGTAACTTGCTGACAAATCATACGAATTATTAAATGCTGGCTGCGTAATATTAATTGGTGACAAACCATTTCCTGTTACATCTAAGTTATAAACAAATCCATTTTTATTAAAGTTGTCTCCATAAATTGATTGATAATAACCTAAATCAGACTGCATCTCTTCCATCTTGAATAAGGATGTACTTGCAGAAAGTATTGATTGATATACTGGTTTTTCATCATTTCCCGCCCACATTAAGTGTTGTTGAATTTGAGCATCTGTCAATTTATAAGTAAAGAAAGCAAGGCTACTTACTAAATAATTTGTGGGCAGTGTGGATGTTCCAGTAATCGAACTTCCATCAATATTAAAAGTTAAATAAGTTTTTAAATAATTTTTCATCACAGAGGTATCGTTTACTGATCCATTTATACCATCTCTTGCATTAACATTTAAAGACAATGCTCCATTTGAATAGTTAGCAACAATATAAAAACTTCTGTCAAAATTATCTACTACATAATAAGCGTCTGAATTATTAGATCCACTAAAAGAAAAACGAATTGTATTAGATAGGTAATCATAATATATTCTTGATATAATATTATCTATCTTGCCCCAACGATAAGGGTCAGTTGATGGTCTTACATTTTTTGATGGGGGAATTTTGTCGGAGGTGGCTACTAGATTTACATAAACATCTCCCTCGTAATCTACCTTTGTCCCAACTGAATAACCAGTATACTGATCCCAAATTTCATTTGCAAAATTTTTTACATAAAAAATATCTAATTGATTTGATGCATATGGGCTTGTTTCATTTCCCGCACCTGTTAATTGATTGTTGAAATTAAACCATAAAGCAATTGTAAAGTTTTTATTATCAAAATATTTAGAAAATACTTCGTATGTTCCCGCCGTATTTGAAATAACAACACTTGATGTATTTGAAATTTTTAATGCTGACCCACTATTTGCAATAATTGGCGGGGATAAATATGAAGTTGCGGTCAATACTGCATTATTAGCATTTGCAGTTAAATCATTTGCAGTATTATTAAAAGACCAATAACCAATTGGATTGTCTTTTAAAATTTTTAAATCATATGACATTTATCTATTATACCTTAGTTTAATTTATTCATTAGGACCAAGACCCCGTTGCGCCAAATGGCATTTCGTAAATTTCTATAAAAGATCCTGGTTGGATATCTGGGGTCGCTGCAACTAATGCATTTGCTGCCGTGCCCTGTCCAAACATTAAAGAAAAAGTTCCTCCAACAGAAGCGTTTGTTCTAATAAATCCTTGATAGTTAATCGATATTGATGCTGATGCACTTGTAGCAGTATTAGAAACAAGAAAAGAGTTTCCAGGAATTATTGTGTGCCCAACACCAGTTGAAATGGAAGCCAAATTGTATCCAGCTGCAGATAACACAAAGTTTTGAGTTGAAGCTGAAACGGACGCTCCAATTAAAACACCATTTGCTGTACCAGCAAAAGATGCACGAGTACCATAAAGGACTCCTCTAAATTGATAGAATGTGTTAGCTTTAAGATTAAAAGCACCGCTTGAAGTTCCAGTCGAACCTGCAAAAACTGGCTCTAATACTGCTGATGCTGTATGTGTTTTTACTGATGTAACCACAGCAGAAAATGCGGGACCAGTTCCAATGGACACTACGCTTCCAGATGTTGGAAGGGTTAGTGATGTACTTCCTGTTGTATTAAGTATTAGGTTGTTTGAACCAGATATTGTCAAATTACCGCCCAGAACTAAATTACCGCCCAAACTAATAGTTCTTCCAGTATTGGATGATCCAGTTCCACCATATTGACCAGAAAGAATACCAGAGTTAATGCTTGATGCACTTATATTTAAAAGATAGCTTCCATCTGTTGCATAAGGCAAAAGTGCCCAGCTACTGGTACCCGTTCCAATTTTAAACTTTCCAGTGTCTAACTCAAATCCTATTTCACCCGCAGCAAGTTGCGGGTTTACAGAACTCCAAGCAGAAGCTGAGTCTCTTCTAATTTGTATTTGTGTAATTCTAGCCATTATAACCCCCACTTAGCTTTCAAATAATTTTCTATACCAATTCTTAAATTATCGCTAGTATTATTGTAAGCAACAACTTCAGCAATTGAATTAAGTCCATCAATTCCGTATAGAGCCTGAGATGAAATAAATGCGCCACCATTTGTATAGTGATGTTTTAAAACACTATTTTGATAAAGTTTGGCGTTGTTGCCATCAAAGGTGAATGAATTTACACTGTAGGATGCTGAAGAAAGTGTTGCTGTATTTGGAATAATATCGGTATTTGCATTATTTGTATCTAGATAGCCATCCATTCCATAACCAGAATAGTGCTGAATTGAAGCTTCATTTCCATCGGTATTGCCAACATAAATAAGGTGACCTGTAACAACAGGCGCAGTTAATCTATCCGCTTTTGCAACTACAAAAAAGGACAAACTTGAATTTCCAGCCCAAGGATTTGTTTCGGTTGCACTATAATAAGATAGTTGTAGACCTGGTTGAACACCTTCCTCAAAGTCTACAATATTCTTTCCGTTTAATTGTGTTACTCCACTTCTTGAAACACTATAGGTCCCTGTTGTCAAAACTACTGTTGTTAATGTACCCTTATTTTGCCAAGCTGTAATAAGATTGGTTGATCCTGTTGTAATTGTTGATGTATCCGATGCGTCAAACCATAGCAATGGGGGAAATTGTGATGGATTAACAATATTTTCTCTAGATAAAACTGAATGCATTCCAGGCATTATGCCACCGCCAAATCTCCAAACACTACCCAAGTGTTTGCACTAATTTTTTGAACACCAAATCTAGAATATTGTGTTCTGGATTTAGCAGTTAGTCCTGATACATATAGGGTTGCTCCAGTACCCGCTGATACTGTAACCTGACCCGCCCCTAATTGCATTAAGTCTACATAAGTACCTATAGCAATAGTTGCAGCAGAATCTTGAGGAACGGTTAAGGTAATTGAAGATGAATTACTCAGAGTTATTAAATTTCCAGCATTTGATGCAGCTAAAGTGTAACTTGTTCCAGTCTGAGCATTTATAGTTTGTGCTGTAGACCAATCTCCATTAGTTCCATTAGCTCCATTTGTTCCGTTACCGCCCTGAAAAATATCTGTCCATGCAGAGCCATCCCAATATCTAGTTGTTGCCATTATGCTGAACCTCCATCAATTGCACTAATAACATATGATGCACTTGGATTAATCCATATCGTACCAATTTCGGGGGCAGTTGGTGATGATGAAGATACATAAAGTTGCTTATAGTTTGTATCTAGTTGCCAAGTGCTTGATGATGTATATTTTAGTATACCAGAACCAGAATTTAAACCATAAAGAGTACCTGCGCTAGATGAGTATCCAGTAAATTGACCAGAAGCATTAATTGATGCTAATACTGATCCTGTTGAATTTTGCCATTGTTGCAAATCGGCGGTTTGAGATGCTGAGCTTTTAACAATAATTCCAGGAGTTATAGAACTAGATGTTTGTAAATCTAACATTGATGATGCTGTAGAGAATTGTGTTCCATTTGGAATATTAATAACTAATCTTCCTGTCGATGTTACAGAAAGTAAGCTTGATCCTGTAGATGCTTGTATTTGTAACATATCTGCAGTATGACCTGCTACGGCTCTTCCCAAAAATGCAGCTGTTGAAGCAGTTGACAAGAGTGATCTAAATGCTGCAAGGTTATTTGTAGTATTTGAACCAAGACCACCATTAGAACTAATACCTTGAAGAGTTATTTGTCCAGATTTATTAATGGATAGGCTTGGAGTTGTTGCAGCTGAAGAGTTAAAAATTTCAATAGAGTTTGTACCTGAATCAAATGTTCCTGATGGTCTAATAACAATGGCGGGATTTGATGATGCTGTTGCTATAGATAAATGAGCAGCACTTCCACCAGTTCCCGTAGAAGCCAATAATGGTCCCGCCGAACCTGTATATATAAATCCAGATGCAGTTACACCAGCAAGGATAGATGCTGATGAATTTTGCCATTGCTGAATATCTGCTATGCCACCTAAATTTTTTGCAATAAGTGGAATCACCGTAGCGTTTTGAAAAGTTGTTGTGTAATTAAATACGGAGGTTCCTCCAGTAGTAAATCCTGCAGCAGAAATTACACCAACATTATTAACATAAGCTTTAACTGTAGATGCTGAATCTTGCCATTGCTGTAGGTCAACGGATTGAGATGCAGAACCTCTAACAATAATTCCAGAAGTTGTAGATCCCGATGTTGTTACTGATAATTGGGGGGGTAAAGAAACAGTTCCTGGAGTTACAGCACTTGATGTAGCAAATGCAGTTGATTTAGAAATTAAAAATGAACTTGATGAAATAATCGTATTTACATAAAAATTTCCATTATATTCGCTTGGTGACGCTCCAGTAATATAAACTATTTGACCGACAGATAGGTTGTTAGAAGATGCAGTGGTCGTAACCGATGCACCAAATGCTGAAGCATTTATAGATGATATTGTAGAAACTGTTGTCAAAATTGGTTGCGTAGCACCCGTGTACATCTGACCAATAGCATTGAATGCTGCTCTAGTAATTGTTTGAGAATTGTTTGTAATTTTTAACAAATCCCCACGATGATTTGCAGATGTTGGATATGCGTTAATAGGTGTGCCGTCAATTGTTGATGGTTGGGCATTAAATGCTGCTCCTGAATATAAAACCATGTTTTGATCAACATATATATATGGCTGACCACCAGATGTTTGCAACTCAAAGGTATTTGCTGTTCCAGCTGCATTCCTTCTGACAATAAGAGGTATTGTATTGGAAGCAGAACTTACTGCTGAAAGTTGAGCTTGTGTAGTCCCCGCCAAATTTGTAAGCGGTGCTACAGACCCCGTATATATTTGACCAGATGCGTTAAATCCAGCACTTGCAAATAATAACGATGTTGCGCTTCCACCCAAACCAACAGTTGTTGTTCCAATTGTAATTGTAGATGCAGATAGTCCAGATGCCGATAAATATCCAGCACTAGCAGCATACAAAGATGAACTAGAAACAGTTGGAATATTTGCTAGAACATATGCTTGAGTAGCAACATTTGATCCACTCAAGGTTAAAGCAGAAAAATTTGTTTGAGATGTAGTAGTTGAATTATTTGCTGAACTTGCATATGTAGCACTTGCGGGAACATAAGATGAACTTAATCCTAAAATTGCAGAAGATGAAGTTCCAATATTTGTTATGGGATAATTAACTGAAATTACTCCAGATGAACCTGCGGTTCCAGCGGAAAAAATAATAAAAAGTAAGGCGTGGTTATTGGAAAAATTTGTTGTTCCCAAGCCAGATGAACTAATTAAAGTAACAGGAAATAAATCCCAGGTTGTATTATAAGTTGGGCTTCCAGAAACTTTCCATTTTTGATAATTAACTGCATCATTTTTATCTTGAATTATCAAAACATCTTCTTGCTTAATTAAATTAAGAAATATAGTATTATCTTGATTATCTGCATCAAGATGGTTTACTCTCAGTGCCGAAGAAGATATTTGAGTTGATGAACTCCATCCAAGTTGATTTATAGTTGGATCTCCGCTAGTTGTATTTGTTCTAGCATTGTAGTGATAATGTGTTGAGCTATCTCCAGTTGCACCTGCGGGACCAGTTAAACCTTGTGGTATTATAAAGTTTAAAATTGCAGCACTTGATGAACCAACATTGGTTACACTTGCAGATGATCCTGCAGACGCTGTGGTTGTAGAACCAACACTAATTGTAGCAGCAGATCCCGTTGGTCCTTGTGGACCAGTTTCACCTGCGGAACCTGATGGTCCTTGTGGACCAGTTGCACCTGTAGGACCTTGTGCCCCTAAAGGTGAAATAACAACTTTATTTTCTTGTTGTGTAACAGTAACTTTATTTGTTACTGGATTAATAACTACAGAACCACTCAACTGATTACTCCTGGATTTACCATAAAGTAACCTGTTTCAAAGGTGGTGGAGTTTCCAGAAGAGTTGGTAAATCTTGCTTGAAATGCAGATCTTGGTAAATTAAAATAATTTGTTGCCGAAGCTGGAATAACAACAGAGATACTTCCAGAACTTGGATTTAAAACTGTAATTGCACCATTAGAAATAGAGCCAGAAGAAGGAATGGTAATAGAAGATGTGTAGCAGAGAAGATCTCCACCAAAATCATTTTTTACTTCAAAGATAAACTTTCCTCCACCAAGATTTACTGCACTACCCGTAGATGTTTCATAAAAATAAGATGTTGAAAAAGAGTCACCCTGAACAAGATTATAATTTGCCATTTTGCACCACTTCATAAAGATTTATATTGAAATTATACCACTTTATTAGCCCAAAAGAAAACCCGTCCCCAGAGAGGACGGGTGGTACAAATTAATTATACACTATTTTCCAATATCTACAATGTCACATTCACCAGATACGCAAGCAAGGGCTTGGGTTCCAGTAGTGCTATCTTCTGTTTCATAAAGAGAAAGATTTTCCCAAGAAATATTTTTTGGCATTCTTTTTACAAAATCCGCATACTCTTCGGCAGTTACTTCTTGATAAGGAGCTTGCTTGTATGTATGATCAGAGTGGGGTAGGAATGATACTCCAGACAATTCATCAAAATACTTGTAAACCCAGGCACCAACTTCCATCCACTCTTCTTCACGAACAGATACTGTAATTGATGGCTTATGTTCACACCAAGCACGTTGATAAACTAACCATACATCCAAATGCTGGGTCGCTGTTAAATCTTTACGAGTAATTGCTCCCTTGGGTGCCTTAATTGGGAAACTAAATACTGTGGTGTCTTGTGGCTTCATAAAATCATCTTCGGCGGGAATTCCAGAATCTTTTAAAAATTCAGTTAGGGGATCTTTTTTATCTCCACGAACAGTACGAACATAATAATTGCTATGCCAAGGATGCATTCCTGATGATACTCCAGTTAACTGAGATACTGTTCCAGATGGCTTAACACAAGTAATTGCTGCAGAAGGATTAATTCCAATTTTTTCAGCATAGAACTTATTTGTTTCAACGGCAATCTCACGAAGATTGTTTAGTGTATCAGACAAGGCATCTAAACCATTTTGCCCAGATAGTAATTTATGTCCAAATTGACCAGTAAGAGAAACTCCGAGTAAACGCTCTTCCTCTGTATTATCTTTCCAAACCTTGCGAAGATACTTAAAGTCTGTTAACGTAGATTGCCATGTTCCAAGAATAGTAGCCAACTCTACCTTACGCTGAATATCAGAGACTTTATCGTTTTCACGAATAATAACTTCAGATAGGTTGCAAAACTGATAAGGGCGAAGAATGATCTCGGCACAAGGGTTGGTACCATAATGAATATTTTCATCTCTACGACCATACTTTGCAGCTTGAGCTTGTGCAGCCTTTACATTATAAATACCACGCTCACCAGACTTTGAATCATACAGTGATTTCCATTCGGCAATAAAGTCATTCATCTCTGGCTTTGCTGTATATGCTACAGAATTATTAGACAATGCACGTTGTGGAGTATTTTCCCACCATGCTCCCGCTTTAGCAGTAGCCATATCATGATCATTTAGATTTGATAGCGAAATCATAGCACTACGGCGAACTCCGCCCACAACAACTACTTCACCAATTTTGCACATAATATCATGAGCTTCAATAGGCTTTAGCTTGCGACCTGCTGCGCCACGAATAGTCTTAATGGCAAAATCAAAGAGGTTTACGAGTGGTTGTGGACCCGATGCACGACCACCAAATGTCTTTAATCTAGCACCTGCAGGACGAACCTTTGAGATATCGATTGCTGGAACTTGACCTTGATATAAAAGGGCAATAAGCTCACGAAGTGCTCTAGCCCAACCAGCCTTTGAGTCTTCAACAATAATTACTGTTTCGGTCTTTTCAAAATGCTCGTTAATTACTGGCAACTTGTCTACATATGCTTGTTCTACTGAGAAACCTACCCCTGTTCCACACATAAGAATATACATAGCCTCATCGAAAGAACGAAGTGAGTCTACAGGAAGAAATGAACAATTGTATCCTGCCACATTATCTCGTTCTAATGCAGGACCTGCGGTCATAACCGAACGCATAGATGGCATAACATTTCTATCGAATACAAATTGCTTTAATTCTTCAACAAGCTTTTCATCTGGGACATACCCATGCTTGTTATTCAAATGCTTGGTCATGTGATCGAAATAACGATCTACAGTCTCTGACCAAGTTTCTCTTCTGTTTTCGTTCTCTAGCCATCTAGCATATCTGCTTAGGGCAATAAAATTTTCATACGGATTTTCGATCCCGCTCATGTGTATACCTCTT